TGAGCAAATCAAGTGAAATGGCATTAAAAGTATATCAAGAACAGTTTGAGCAAAACGAACAAGCTAGAGATATGCAAGAAATATTAGATCAACAAGCACATCAAGAACAATTAAAACTACAAGAAGATCAAAGTGAGTTTGATATAGACAAAATAAACAAAGCTATCCGCAAATTAAATGAATTAAACGAGGGGGTATTATGAGTAAATACAAAGACTTAAGAAAGATTGATGTAAGTAAGCATACTGAAAAAAAAGGGAAATTTACTTATTTGTCTTGGGCTTGGGGAGTAGATATATTATTGCAGCATGATGAGTCTGCCACATGGGAGTACAAAGATCCACTTACCCTACCTGATGGAAGCATGATGGTATTCTGTTCATTAACAGCATTTGGTAAAACAATGACAGCACAATTACCTGTGTTAGATTTTAAAAACCAAGCTATTAAGAACCCAAATACAATGCAATTAAATACTGCTATGCAAAGATGTCTAGCAAAGGCCATTTCTTTAACAGGAATTAGTCTTCACCTTTATTATGGCGAAGACCTGCCAGAAGCAGATGTATTAGAACGAATAGAAAACATTTATAAAGAGCAAGGTATAGATGAAGCTAGAAAGTATTTTAATACTCTTGATGGTGATGACAGAAAATTATGTATGCCCTTTATAGAAAAAGTTAAGGAGGATAAATAATGGAAATTAATACTCAAGATTTATTAAAACATTTAGAAAGTTCGGCAACTCAAGAAATTGTTAATTATGTAAGGACTAATATATATGAGGATTTTTTAGCAAAATCACATGATAAGAATAAGTCTTTTAATATAGGCGTGTATCAAGGTATTTTAATAGCAACAGACCTTATAAAAAACCATGAAAAAGAGCTTGTTCGCCAAGAAAGAAGAAATAAATCATTGGAGAAAAAATAATGAAAATAGATATTAGAGAAAGTGATGTAGTATATATTGAAATAAAACGAAGTAATGGAAAAGTGTGGGTTATTTGTGTTGATGACTCAACTGGTGAAAAAATTATTAAATCATGGATAAATACTGCTGATTAGAGGAGAATAAATAATGGAACAACGAAGTGCTGAATGGTTTTCTGCTAGATTAGGTAAGGTTACTGCTAGTAAGATAGATGACATTATGGTTAAAACTAAATATGGCGAGTCGCAATACACCAAAAAGTATAAACTGCAATTAGTTACTGAAAGGCTTACTAATAAGGTAGTTGCTGTATTTATGAACTCTGCAATGGCTCATGGTGTGGAGTATGAAGATGAAGCTAGGGTTGAGTATGCCAATAAAATGAAGTTATTGATCGGAAAAGATGTTAGAGAAGTTGGCTTTATAGACCACCCTAGTATAAATATGAGTGGTGCTAGTCCTGATGGCCTAGTTGGAGATGAAGGTTTGATTGAAATTAAATGCCCTCAACCAATGACTCATACAGAAACATTAGAAACAGGCGTTATTGCTAAAAAACACATTCACCAGATGCAGTGGCAAATGGCTTGTACAGGAAAGAAGTGGTGTGATTTTGTATCTTACCACCCAGACTTTCCTGGAAAATATAAACTCTTTATTAAAAGAGTTGAAAGAGATAATGACTTGATAAGTCGTTGTGAAGTAGATGTTATTAACTTTTTAAAAGAAGTTGATGATAAAATTAAAACAATCAAGGAGAATATTTAGCATGGCAGAACAATATGACAATAAAAATCGTTTTGTTTTATTTAAAAATGATAAAGACAAAGAAACACAACCTGATTATACAGGCACAATAACTTTAGCTGATGGATCTGAAAAAAGATTAAGTGCTTGGTTAAAGGAGTCAAAAGCAGGTGCTACTTATATGAGTGGAACTATGAGTGATCCTTATAATGGCTCAAAGACTAATAATCAATCTTCACAGGAAGTACCAGTAGCAAAGGTTGAAGATATGAAAGATGATATACCATTTTAACTAGGGGGAAGGGGAGTGAAAGCTCCCTTTTTTTTAATGATAAAAATTATTCAAAGCATTATTACAAAAGGCCTAGTAATTTATTTGATTACCATTGCTGTTTGTTTTAAAGTATGGGATATTTACACTGTTCATAATGAAAATCATTTTAATTATGTATGCAACGAGAAAGGGAAGTTGTTTAAAAGTGCAACGCCAAATAGTAATGTTTTTATAAAAATGCAACATGAAACTTGTATGGAGAGAAATTATGAGTGAAGATAAAATAAATCCAGATCATTATAAATCATTAAAAGGACTACAATGTATTGACTGTGTTGAAGGAGTGGTAGAGGGATTAACAGGAATTGAAGCTACTGATACAGGAAATATTATCAAGTACCTGTGGCGTTGGAAAAATAAAGATGGGGTTGAGGATTTAAAAAAAGCTAAATGGTATTTAGAGCATTTAATTGCTCATGTAGAAAATGATGTTGAAGTATTAAAAACAATGAATGACATTATATTTGAACAAAAATTTGACGAATTACATGACGAGGATTGATTTAAGAAAACCTCATTTGTGTAATGTATGCAAAGAGAAAGGTACATTTTACTATAAAAAATGGTGGTGTGGTCATAACAAATATTTGGAAGGCTATTGTAAAAATAGTAAGGATAAAAAATGATAACTTGTCTGAAGTGTGAAGGCGTTGAAATGGATTGGGAAAAAGATGATAAACAGTTAAAAATGTCTGCTTATGTTTGCCCACTTTGTAATTTAATTATAAATGTTAATTGGAAGAATAATGACCAAAGGAAAAGAAACACTAAAGAAAAATAAGGAAGAATGGAAAAAGCATAAGTATATAGTTGAAGGTTATGGGTACATGATGGTTTACAATAAATCAGAGTTTCAAATTATTCATGAGTTAAGTGGTCGAACTATCACTAAAGGAAAGTTTAATGGGTAAATTATGTTAAGCGAAGGGTTGTTTATATTAACTGTAAGTTTAAGTGGTAACTATGATGACCTAGAATATGTAGGGAATTTCATTGACTGCCCTACGGCAATGATTTATTTCAAAGAAAACTGTTCTGAACATAAAGCAGCGAGTTGCACAACAAAAAAATATACCATGTTGCCACCTAATCATTTAGATGTTAATTCATTTGATTTTGATATTAAAGAAGTTCAGGGTTGTGGTTTTGTTGGAGTAGATACAAGAACTTTTACAGGAGAAGATGATGATTGAATTTATTTTATTAGTTAGTTTAAATGGTATGCCATCAGGTAATTTATACGCTGGCTCGTTCAGCAGTTGCTCTCATGCTTTTCAGTATGCAGCAGAAAATTATTCTGATTGGAAAATGTACACTTGTGTTCAAGAGTTAATTATTAATGGCTAGAAAAGTAAAACGAAATATTGTCCAAACTTATGAGCCAACTCATAAACGAACACAGCAAGGGGGTAAGATACGAAAGACCTCTACCATGAATAAAAGTTTTAAAGCAAGTTATAAAAAATATCGAGGACAAGGGAAATAATGGTTGTTGTTAAAAAACAGCTAAAAAATAACAACAAAAAGGAAAATGCAGATGGCAGTGAGTCCAACACAGAGAACGCTAAAAAGATTGAGAGAAAGCGGAGAATATCCTCTCGTGCAAGTCGTGGAAAGGTGGAACGCATTTGCAAAGATTAGACAGGACTTATTTGGTATTATAGATATACTAGCAATAGATCATAAAGGGGTTGTCACAGGACTACAGGTAACAAGTTATAGTAATATGAGCAGTCGAGTACGGAAGATAACAGAAAGTCCTGCCTTGCCCTTCCTACGAACTGCAGACTGGGTAATTTTGGTGGAAGGGTGGCGTAAGAAAGATAACAAATGGATTAGTAGAATAGTTGATTTAAGTTAAGGATATTTATATGAAATATGATCGGTTAGATGAGCAGCACAAATATCATGAATATACATTAAATAATGGTAAGAAAATATTACGATTTAAGTTATGTAAATTAATTGAGAAAACAATAGATTTAGATAAAATGACTTCTCTACAGATTGCTAAAATAATTGGTATTGATCGGCAAATTATTTCTAATATTATTCGATATTTATGCACTAAAGGGGTATTAAAATCAGAGAAAAAACAGCGCCATAATTTATATTTTGTTTCTAAAAATGAATGTTTATTGGCCCAATTATTTTATCCATTAAGTATGCTTAAAAAATTTAAAATTAAAGGAAGGAAAATCCATCATGGCTAATAAATATACACATGAAGAAGAAGAAGTCTTTATAAAAAGAGCAAAGGAATTTATAGAAAGGAAGCCAGAGGCAAGTAGAAAAAAAGTGGCAGATTACTCTGGAGTTGGAATTGCTGTATTAGAAAGATTAGAAAAAAATAGTTCATTAAAATTACCAAAAGCCAAGACATTAAAACAGATAAGGAGAATTAATAAAGACTGGGGAATAGGTTGAGGATAGGAAGGTTGATGGTTATATTAGAGGACTGGTCTAGGTGGATGAAAACTGACTCACATAGATTAGGTTATCCTAATAAAGTATCTTATTTATCTAGTGGTGGGGAGTCTACTGTAGATGTATTTGAACACATGATAGATAAAGCAGACAAAGAAAACATAAAAATAATAAATGCTTGTATAGATAGCTTACCTAAAGAACAAAAAAAAGCAATTTATTATAGGTGGTTAAAAGGAAACAAACCTATATTTTATGAAAGAGATTTAGGTTTAGCTATGGATAATTTATTAACTATTGTTGGAAGAAGAATTTATGCTTAATATAAAATTGGATGAAGCAACTTTTTTAAAGTCAGTTAAGTTTCATCAAGAGAATAATATTGGAATGAGAGGTCATGCGGATGGAAGTAAGGAAGAACAATTGACAGGTATTATTGGTCAAAATATTATTTGTCTTTATTTAGGAAAGCCAT